CGCAGTAGCCTTTGCTCCACGCTGAGTTCTGAATTTATCCAGCAAGCGGGATGCGACCTCATACTCAGACTGCAATTGGTCTTGCAGTGGGCCAGCATACTTGGACTGAATCTTAGAAAGCTTTGCGTAGTATTCACGGGCAACGTTCTGAGTTAAGCCCTCATAACCGCTGACCTCTTTACCAAAAGCAACATCACCAAGCTTACGACGTACAGCATCCAGCGCTTCAAACGAAGTTGGATATGTTTTTGTTTCTGTTTGCAGAACACCTTTTTCATCAATGAAGTTTCTTGTTATTTTCCTTCCTGTAACTGCACTATAAATATTGTTGTAAGCATTTAACAATCCTTGCTCAGTAACAGGCGCAGTTGTTTGCTGACGCGCTTCTTTCCCGATAAGTAGCTTGCTACGCAAGGAATCAACCATTGTCTTGAATTCAGGCAATGCTTGAAGAAAGTCACCTTTGCTTTCTTTATCAGCAACTACAGCATCCCTAGCCTTCTTTGTCTCTTGGTAGGCAGCATCACGGGCTAAAGACTGCTCATCGAATCGGCTAACGATACGATCACGTAACGTTGTACCAATATCGGATAGCTCTCGCGTAGGATCACCAACATCACGCAAAGTATCTTTTGCTCTACGGATAATTGTTTCTTTTGCTTCACCTAGCTCACCGCCAGTTTGAGCAAGTCTGGTTGCTCTTTGCTGTTCTTCTGCGCTAACACGCGCACCAGAACGTTCTAATGCCTGTGCTTCCTGTGCGGCTGCACCACGCATTTGTTGAACGTCTTGAGAAAGAACATCATAGATTTTCTTTTGTGCATCAGTAGTGTACGGAGATGCGCGTAACTCATTTATACGACGCAACACTAAATCTTTAGTAGCGCCAGATAAATTAGAAACACCAACATCATCCATAACGGAACGTAAGGCAGTTATGCCACCGGGCATTCCCATTGCTCTGCCAACAAAACCAAGCGCAGCTTTAGGCGCTCTAGTAATTACTTCTATTGGGGCGAGGCTACCGAATACCCTAGCGCCTTCAGCAACAGGTTCTGGCGCACCTAAAAGCTCTGCAAGTTGACCGGCAGTCTCACCACTAGCACCAGAAAAAGCGCCAGTAGCAGCGCCTATGGCACGTTGCTTTGCTCCAGTCAGGCTAGGAACAGCGGCTTGCATAGCTCTACCAGCCATTTGCACAGGCTTGTATGGAACCCTCTCCATTACTTGACCAGCACCCATAGCCAGTTCTGGCGTAAAAATGCCAGCAGCGCCACCAATACCAGAAGCAATGCCAACTTCTTTGGCGCGTTCACCAAAAGTCTTAGGCTGCTTTATAAACTCTCTAGGTTCTTGAGGCTGTTGGGAAAAAGCCTTCTCTTTCTCTAATTGCAGCAGTTCCAGTTCTTCATCTTCTGTCATCGCGCTGCCTCCCTAGCCGCCTTTTTCTCTTGCAGTTCCCGCATTCTTCTTTCTTTATCTTCCGACCAACCTGCGCTGCCACCACCAACAACACGAGAAGTTTGTTGCCCAATAGTCTCTGCTCCGGGTTGACGCGCAGATCGAATGACATCAGTAGTGGTAAACGGAATTGCTTGCTCAATACGTTTTACCAAGGCTTCAGCCGTAGCCGCTTGTTGTGCTGGCATCAATCCGGACTCAATGGCTGGCCTAATGTTTTCTGTTGCAATACGACGAATGTCAGCAAGCTTGATACCAACACGGTAAGGATCATCCGTTCCTTCATTGATATACAAACCGCTTTGCATTTGGTTAGCAAGCTGAGTCAGACCAGTTGCAGCACCGCTTGCCTCAATAGAAGCCAAGTTACGACCAATACCGGTAAACACTGTATTCATCATCTCTGCTTCGTTTGTCGAAAGCTTACGACCAATGTTGTTTCTTACGTAATTCAAGAATCCATCTTTGGTTTGCAGATTCGGGAACAGACCGGTAGTAGTTCCTGCTGGCAATTCAGACAAAGACTCAAGCGCAGACGCGACGCCACCAAGCGAGTTGACCGCACGTTGCGCCATCATTTGCTGCTGAGTTACTTTCTGCCCTTGGTTTTCCATACGTTCACGCTGCAAATCTAGTCGGTCTTTTCGAGCTTCATCCATTTGCTGTAACTGCAAACGCTTTAATTCCTCCTGCTGTGCAAGCTGCTTTTCCTTAAACTTTATGTCTTCAGCACGCTGCACTTGCTGATTAGACAAATTAACAAGCTTGTCCATATCTTTGCTGGTATCCACGACAAATTGATAAGCGGATTCCAAACCTTGTTTCTTTGCCTTTTGCTCAATAATTGGCGAGTTAGCTTTTGCAAACGCAACCTCTGCCATCTGCTCACCTAGCAAACGGTCATTCTTATAAGTATCTAGCGCATCTTTAAGTTCAGTTTCCAGTGTTTGCACTTTCAACTGCATAGCTTTCAAATTCTTATCAAACTTGTCACGCTCTTGCTTGTAGAGATCAGAACGACCTTTTTGATAGCCTTCAAGCATACCGTTCATCGCAGCCATGCCAGCATAGGCATTAGCCCTACCTTCACCACCTATAGCCATGCCGACAATAGACATAAGGCTAAACAGGGTTGCAAGATCAGTAGTGGTTTGCTTGGTAGGAATGAATGCAGCGTTAGACAGTTCTTCCCTAGCCATGCGAAGACGCTCACGCTCTGGGGCTTCTTGACCGCGTGTTAGTTCTTCTTTCCGCAGACGCGCACCTTCCTCTGCTTTTTGAAGACCACGCGCTTGTTCTAGCCTTGCAACCTCAGTATCTATTCCACCCATCTCTTGCTGCAACCTGCCACGTTCCAAACGCTGTTCTTCCATAGCAGGAGCGATTTCTTGTGCCGTAATGTATTCAGACGGCACGCTCTTAGTAGCAGAACTAGAAATCCTGCTAGTAATTGGCAGGGTAGGCATACCGATGTTTAGTGGATCAGCCATTACTGACCTCCTTCAGTGGGCATACCTACTGCAACTCTAGCCATGTTTTGAAAGTAATTGTTAGCAAGTGTGCTTGCATAACGATCAGCTTCTAGGCCAGTACGGATAGCGCCTAGTGCAATTTGATCGCCTATGTTGCTTACCCTCATTCCATAGTCATATTGGTTTTGCAATAACTGCTGACGGAAAGCCTCTACCTGCGCTTCTGCTTGTGCAGCACCCGCACCGCCACCACCCCTAGCGGCGGCTGCTTGTGCAGACCTAGCGCGTAGTGCAGCCAATTGTTGTTGCGCCGGGGCTGTAAGTTCACCGCGTTGCGCCTGTGCCACTAACTGCTGGCCTTGCTCACGATAGGGCTGTGCTAATGCCTCCTGCTCACGACGGGCTTCACGACCTGCTTCTGCTGCTTGGCGGCTTGCGCGAACACCTTGATATACACCTAGACCAGCCAAACCTAGACGAGCAAGATCAGAACCGGATAGACCTAATGCTTGAGCAACGCGATTTACTCCTGTAGCTGGTGGAGGTTCTAAAGCATATTCACGGGCAGCAGTATCAAGAGCTTTCCCAACAACATCGCTATATGCAGCCCTACTAAGACTTTGCGCTCCAGTTATTTCAGGCGCAAGAGTTGGCATTTTTCCAGCATCAATTCTTCCTACGATTGCGTTTCTAGCCCTATCAAAATTTTGTTGTGCGTCAATGTCTGCAAGCGTCGTGTCAAAATAAGATGACTCTCTACCAGCTCGAGAAGCTGGAGACAAATAAGGCGTTGCACTCATCCCGCCCGGGAACTCTCTAATACGTTTGCCATCAACATAAGGGCCAATTTCTGCATTATCACCTTCCAACTCATACGGAAATGCGGAGTTGGCATATTGTTGAGCTGCAAAATCACCAAGAAATTCCTGCCCTACCCCCTCAAATCCAGATGTATCAATGTATTGTTTAGGTGCTGATTTAGCATAGTCAGCACCATAAGCATAATCTTGGTCAATGGTGTAAAACTCTGGCAATCCCGTAACCGGATTAGCTGTGCCAGCGCCCCCCATTTTCTGTAGTAGCGCAGCCTCTTTAGGGTTGATATGCGCCAGAATGCTATCTCCACGCTGCCCCTGCGCTTGCAAGAACTGCGCTATAGCTGGCACATCTATGTCAGCCATAACATTTGTCTTCAACAGCCTAGCAATCTGTTTTGCCATTTTAGCCACCTAACTCGTCTTTTAATTTCAAAGATTCAACGTTCCAAACATTAGAACGCTTGCCACGCCTAGCACCAAACAACGGTTCTCCCGGATCACCTATCTGCAATGCTTGCGACAATGCTTGCATACCAGCCAAATCTTGCGGTCTTGGCTCACCTCTAGGCTGCATACCAACCCTAGTGCCACCACCACCAGACAACAAACCAAGCAACACTACATCTCTATCTGTTATGCCTTCAGGCAATGCTTCCGGTTCTTTTTCCGCTTGTTCACCTACTGCTTGTTTAGCAACAGAAGTCAACGCTGGTTCTTCTTCTCTTTTCGCCGTAACTTCTACTGGCGGCAGGGAAGCGCCTCTATCTCTAGCTGCACCGCCAGCCATAGAGCTTTGGATCAATCTAAAAATCTCAGGGTCAGTAATTCGCTGACCAACAACCTCAACTTCAGGCAACCTTCTAGCCTCAGTTTCTTCTGCTGGCGGTCTTGGGTCAAAAACATCACTAAATGTTCCAGTTCTGTCTTTGCCTTCCATAAAGTCTTGAGCAAAACCCGCTGGCATTACTTGCTCTATAGGCATGGCAGCAAGTTCTGTTTTAGATATTCTTCGCGCCTCTGCCGCTTTATCTTGTGCCAACGCGCCAAATGCAGCCTGTGCAGCCTCCATATCAGACTTACCAGCAATCCTTGCCTGAACATACTCACCTAGAGCATTAGCTATCTCTGGGTCTTTGTAGGTTTGATTTAACTGTGTGGCAATAGCACCAGCCGCAGCACCAGCAGCCATATTACGAGCTATATCTTGTTCAGTAATGGTGGCGTAAGTTCCTTGTCTTGCCGCGTTATAAATAGCAGACTGTAGTTTTGGATCGCCTATTTGCTGAACGGCTTTATTAAAGTCATCAATAACCGATACGCCAGTGGTTTGACCGGCTTGCATAGGGCCAAGCTGATTAGCTACAAGCGTACCAACAGCACCGCGCACAACATCTTCAGGTTTCCCACCCTGCGCTAATGAAGCGGCAGCATTAACAGCAATCTGCTGACCAAGACTTAAACCACCAGACGCAATACCAAAACCAATATTGGTAATTACTGGTGTAGCTTTTTCTAAAAAGCCAACAAGACCTCCGCTACCAGCATTTATATCTTTGTAAGACTGCATGGTTTGCTGGTGCGTCAACTGCACAGAGTCATTCAATATAGACTCAATTTCACCCTGAGAAATGCCTTGTGCTGATGCTTTTGGGAATAGTGCCGCTGTCTTTTTCTCAAGAAGCGCCTTGTATTCATCCTTGCCTTTTTGTGTATATGGCGAAAAAGGAGAATATAAAATGCCGTACATTTCTCTGCCAAGCACTTTAAGCTCGGCAATAGCAGCATCGCGGCTGTATGACGCAACCTTTTCTTGTGTTTGTTCTGCGGTTAGGATTTTTTTTGTTACCGGGTCTTGCGAACCACCGGGATAAGCAAGAACTCGTTTTCTACTGCTGTCAGAGGTAGTAATCTCTGTGCCGAGCGCGTCCGCAAGCATTTGATTCGTCCACGACGAACCGCCATAGTCTTGAGGCTTTAATTTAAGCCTAGCTACTTCCTGCTTTGCTTTGACTGTGCTTAATGCCATGATTAACTCGACAAGTTAAGTGATGCTGCTATCTGCTCATGGATATAGTAATGATTGGCAATCCAATCATAAAAGCTATCTTCCCTGTTCCAATCTGTATCCAGCAAGTTAAAAGGATTGTTAAGTCCTAACAAGCTTGCGTATGACTGATGCTCTACCTGATGCGCTTGCAGCCAATCATCTAAGTTGTCTGGGTTAGCTTCCATCAACGGAAATACAGGAACGCTAAATCCAGCATCCATCAAAACCTGCTGAAATAGCCTATGCTGCATACCGTTCTCGAACAAAAACTCTCCTAGTGAGTCCACATCACCAAACTTCACAACAGAGAGCGCGTCCATATTGATAGCTTTACCCTACCTTCCTACTTGTCTGCCTTGCTATCCAGCTTGTCAAATATCTGTTTAAGAATCTGTTTAACTTCGGCAATGTCAGAACGATAATCGTCTTTCTGAACATACTCTTTTGGTAATTCAGAAACTTTATCTTCTAACTTTTGTACTTTACGTGTCATACCATTCCAAGCGTACGCCGCTAGGAATCCTGCAATCGCCACAATAATGTTGAATATTTGCTGGTTGTCCATGATTAAACTGCGTAATAAGGAATCTTCTTGTTGACACCGTTAATCTTGATCGTGATATAGCCTTCAGGAGACAGCGGAAGGCTTGCCAACGACATAGTTGCCGTATTCGATGACGTAGCAGAAATGTTAGCTGTAGCCAGCGTTACATTGCTGATAGAGCCGCCAGTGATAACCACATTGTCAGCGTTCTGTAGCGACATAGTGCCGCCACCAGTGGTTTTCATCCTGCCGTTATTGTCAAACGTACCGTCAGTAGTCCACGTATCGCCGGGAACCAAGGTTACATTTGCAACTGTACGCAGCGTTGAGTTGTTGTTATAGCTAATTGTCAGCGTGACATTAGCCGTATCCTTGTTTTCTATGCTGATAGACTTGACTGTGCGTCGAGTTGACGCAGCCGGTGCAGCCACAAGCGTAACGCTATTCGTACCGTTAAGCGCACCATCATTAGCGCCTTCCGTAAATGTCGTTCCGTTGTTATCAGCGTAAGCAGCAGTAAAGTCTGGGTTTGTCGTGGCAGCATTACCCGACATGGCTACTACAATAGATTTTGTGGTTGCGTCGAGAACTAACATATTTGCCTCTTAACTAATAAACCAAGAATATGCGTAAGCGGTATCCGCACTAACGTTCCCGCCACCACCACCGCTAATAGCAACGTTAGACGCACCAGTAATTCTGCCCTGTGCATCTACTGTAAATTGTGCAACATAAGTTGCGTTACCGTAAGTACCTGCGGATACAGTCGTGTTTGCAAGGCTGATTGTGCCGTTAGAAGTAATCGGCCCACCTGTCAAACCTGTGCCTGTATCTACCTGCGTAACCGTTCCTACACCACCTGTGCTGATACTGACATTGCTTACAGAAGTCAGCCTACCCTGTGCGTCAACCGTAATCTGCGGTACAGCAATGTTGCTACCATAGACACCAGCAGTAACTGCCGTATTTGCTAGGCTGATAGTTCCAGAAGTCGTAATGGGGCCACCGGTTAAGCCAGTACCAGTGTTTACCTGCGTTACTGTGCCTGAACCGTTACCACTACCGCCACCTAGCGTTACGACAGTCTTTAACATGATCTTTCCTCAGAGGCCATCGCCGGGGGTCACGTAGATAACAGATGATCCACCAGCAGTTAAGCCAGTAAAGTAAGCATTAGGCACAAAGCTAAGAATTTCATCTGTACCTGCCAGCAAAGGCAATGATGTTGCCACGTTGCCAGCATTAGCTGCTGCGGTTGCCGCATCTGTTCCATATCCTAGAAACACAATATTAGTTCCAGCATTGATAACACGATACTGATTGCCACCTAGCGTAGTAGATGCTGCTTGTACGGCAGCAGGAGCAACGGTATCAGCCGTAAAAGTGACTGTATTTCCTAGCTTGGTAAATGCTTGGATACCCATTATTCCACCTCAGTAGTCGCAGAATTAGGGTCTTTAGACCATTCAATAGGAGCAAGCGCAGCAAGCGCATCAACATCTTCACAAGCGTTAATTTGTGCAACATATGCTTGTGCCTCTGCACGAATAGCTTGCCTCCAAGCAGACCACTCTGCTGGAACTGCCGTACCAGTTTCAACACTTTTAACTACCATCCAATCGGTAGGCAAAAGCATGGTGTATGCAGTTTGGTTTGTTTGAGCAATTAAATTTGCTTTTACAGAATCAAGTTCTTTAGGTGTAACAGCATAGTTAATTTCAACAACATTTAGTTGCTCGTTATACACAGGCTCTAGCTGACCAACCCAATAAAACCGTTCGTCAGCACGTTGACCGTAAACAACATTAACTAAACCTATAGATGCCTTATCTGCATCTGAGGCTTGTGCTATCCATCCAGCATCATACTCAACCCAATCAACATGAAACACCGTGTTCGGCTGGATGTGCTTTTCAATTTGTCCGTTTTTTACTATTGCAAACATGCTGTTCTCCTATCGAGCGCGGGAGTAGTTAAATGGGGCTTCTGCAAATGCCGCGTATATATAAGTGCCTCCGTTGGCATTACTGCCACCATCTGCTGTTCTACATTTAAATCCATTAGAAAGAATGTCTAAATAGTTATAAAGAGTGCCTTCAGCAGCAGACAAATTTGGGTTAAGAGTTTTGGTTGCAACGTTGTAATCGTTACGCGCCGTGTCGTTTAAATACCAATCGTTTGACGCGTCAGTTCTCTTAATCAGAATCCAACGCGGCCTAAACCCGCAGTACACGAACGGGCCATCTGCCGCACCGTTGCCGGTGTAGCTGCCGAACTTGGAGAAGCCTGCGACTTCGGCGAAGCAGTAGGCGACGTAATCGTATGTGTTGTCGTTGACGTTAGCAGCTCCAGTACCTCCGCTTGTAAGGGTAAACGTTGAGGAAGAAACACCACCAATAATTCCTTGCGTCCACGACGCTGTGCCAGCGGCAGCAGATGTGCTGTTAAGCATCAAGTTTGTATTTGCAGAAAGACTCGCGTGATACGTAGCCCACCATCCGTCGGTGCCACCTGTTTCACGCTTTTTGGTTATTACCATTCTTGGGGCAACGCCCAATCCGTGCCCGACCGTAGCGCCAGAAGTACCGTTACCGGTGTACGTCACAATACTGATACCAGCCGTCTGATTCGCGCTGACCGTACTGGTGATCGTGCCTGCGGTGTTGGATGATCCTGCGCCGTTGGCTTTCCATGCCCAAGATATATAAGTGTTTCCTGTTTTGTTCCATGCGTCGCTGTCTGTGTATCCAAGACTGAAACCTGTAGAAGTAAATGAACTAACGCCGTCGGAGTCTGGTTGTGTTGCTTCTGCCGCAGTTGAGTTACTTATCAGGTAGTAACGAGCACCACGAAGGACATCTTGTAATGAATGTATGTCTGCCGTTGATCGCGACTTAATCCACACAAGGTCAGGCTGGAAACCTGTGGTAATTGTTTGTGTGGAACTGTTCCCAGAATAAGCAACTGCGTTGAAATAATCATCAGCCTGAGTCGTGCTACTCGCCCCAATAGCAGGCGTGGGTAAATTCTGCGTACAAAGCGCCTTGAAGCCGCTGGGCGCGGTGTAGGCGAACGGGCGCTGGCCGAAGTTCCACGAGCAAGATGGAGCCGTACCAGACGATCCAGTTTGAACCGTGAGGAACCACGTTTCGGTCGTTGACAGGTCTGTATACGCAGCATTGGTTCCAGCAGCAGGGTCGCCGCTGGCTTGCCATGTACCGTTCTTGCTGAACCAAATCTTGCCGTTGCTGACATCAACAGCAATGCCAATCACATCCCCGTTGGTAAACGAGTTGCCGTAAGTGGCGAGAGTGCCGTTGGAATACTTTTGCCCTGTGTGGTAGTAGCCGCGAGAAGGCGTACCGTTTACTGTGCCAACAGCAGATTGACCATATACAGCCAGCCCCATCGTTGCAGATGAGGACGCGACGTTTACCGTTACCTCCGCGTACCACTTGCCAGAAGGTATGCCAATCGTGGCATGTCGCATGCTGTCAGTAGAAGTGCTGCCGACAAGATCAAGATTGCCGTTGCTTAGTGTCCCGGTGGTAAGTCCAGCCAGAGGATTGAGCGTCGCGTAATTCCCCCGCACCTCCCCGCCTGCGCCCGTGTCCGTGCCGTAGTTGGTCGGGCTGTCAACGAGGCTATCGTTGCCTGCGCCTGCGGTGACGGAGAAGTTGTTCGGAGTCCAGTTGTTGCCGTTGCCGCTGCTGTCCTTGCCGAGCGTCGTGGAAGTCGTGCCGGAGTTGTCATCGAACTTCAGCCAAAAACCGTTTGTGCCGTAGGTTCCGGTGTAAGTCTTGGGAACCCATACGCCAGTGGCGCTGTCGGTTTCGCCGAAGCTGGTCGCATCAAGTTGCTGCCCATCTACAATTCGAGTGTCAGCTAAGTAGCCGGAAAGGTAGTTGGCCGTCAGATACGAAACGCCATTACCTATGCGGTGCTGATTAGCAGAGTTAATTAAAAGATCAGAGTTCTGGGTAGGATAGTTTGCGGTGTCAAACGCAGTAACTTGTGTGCCGTTGATGTAAAGCTTAATCCTGTTGCTTGCGGTTGCCTGTGTCGTATCAACTGCCAAAACAATATGATAGAAAGCAGAAACGTCGCGATAGACAGCGGTAGTAACTAGCTGACCATTGGCAGTACCTGCAGCTTCGTTGTAAAAAACGATATTCTCTGTTGTCCCGTTTACATACCGCAGATGGGTAATGTTAGTTGTGCTCGTTGAGCAATCAAGCAAAATCTGTGCAGTTCCACTACCTATCGACGAACGCTTTAGCCAAGTGCTGTACGTCCAAGTCTTACGGTTTCCAGCACTCGCAGGAGTCCTGTTCAGATACGCACTATCCGCGCTGTTAAACCGCAGACTACGAGCGATCTGGTATCCGGCAGCAGCGCCAGCCGGAGTTATGCTCTGAAATAATTTTGTACTAGAAGTAAACATGCGGCCTCTTTATACGGTGTAGTTTTGAGCATAATTTCCGTACCAATTTGTTCCGTCAGATACAAATGTAAGAACATCAAGACGAGAAGCCGTGCTAGTAATTGTTGGCGCAGTATTGCTTGTCCACTTTACATTGCTAAATGTACCGGTAAATCCACCAGCACCAGACTTGATAAGCACAGAAAACGACTTACCAGCTACCGCTGTAGGCATAGTAAACGTACAGTTAGCAGTTAGCGTGACTGTTTGCACAGTGCCGTTAGATAGAGCAATTGTCTGCGTAGTTGACGAGTTACCAATAGCCACAACACTTTCTGTATAGTCAGTGTAAGTGCCGTTAGTAAGCGTAAGATTGCCTACAGAAGTCGTTGTACCACCAAGCGTAATCGTGGCATTACCAAGTGTAGCTGTGCTGTTAGCAAGGAAGCTATTAGGGAACGTTGAGCTAACACTAGAGATAGTGACGTTTGTAAGCGTCATTGCGTTAGCAGAACCAGAACTAATAGTGACGTTTGCTAACGTCATATTGTTCAAAGTGCTAACGGTATTGCCTAGCTGGATAGATGTATTGCCAAGCGTAATTGCAGTAGCAAAGTTTGAATCTAGCTCAGACAGCGGAATGTCAGTAGTCGCAGCAGCGAATGTATACGGAACAGGCATTTAGAACCTCACTCTCAATTCATGTTCATACTCAAAACCGTTGATAACGAACGAAGCCGAATTTGAAGTAACCGTCATCCCCAAATACTTACCCCACTGCTGCGCGTCGGTCTTGTATAAATAATAACCTTGACCGCCAATCCAATTGATCTGGACAGAAGAATTATTAACCCAATCAATAGGTTGGTTTGCATTATTCACCCATTGGGCAAAATTGCCAAGAGTGTACGGAGGACTTGCATTACGTTCACTATCTACAGTCACGTTAAAAGTCGTGGCATTCGTAGTAGTTGCTTCAATACCAATCTTTAATGCTTGCTTGGTGCGAATAGGATCGCCCATAGGAAGCAGTGCAGTTTCAACAACACTAGATACGTTGGCGGTAGAATCTTGATAAAAAGTAACAAGATTCGTTCCGTTTGTGCCATACATCTTAATCTTGCCGCCCGTTGCCAGCGACGCAACTAATTTAATGTCTGTTCCCTGATTGGTGAAAAACCACTTTTTCTCAAAGAAAACAGCTTGTATGTACTTGCTTGTGCCGTTGTCGTTATAGCGAATGTTGAACGCTGCACACAGAATATTGTTTAGCAGAACTTGACCACCAGTAACAGTGGCAGTCGTAAAGTCAATATCTGGGAATACGCCATCTAGCGGGTCAGACAGCTTAGAAGTAGTCGAGCCTACCAGCGCATACACACCGTATTCGTTCATAAACAGAACGGAACGGAAGTACGGGAAGATTGCATACCGCAGCCGGGAACCCACAGAAGCCGAGATATTGGTATTGGTAAATAGGGTCAGACCAATATCCGTTACCCGAACGTCGGAAAAGACGTTGATGCTATCTTCTCCAAAGATATAAAGAAAGTTATTGGCTGACAACAACTGAATAATGTTGGAATGCAGCGTGGAGTCTGTCAGTGTCAGTGCGCCTGAAGACAAGCTCACAAAGTCTGAGTACGATCCTGCCGCCGTGTAGCTGATAGTACGGCCTTGTGCTACCCAAGTACGGCCTGAGAACGTCTGGATGCCCGTTAAATCGTTTGTATTGGCTATGGCAATGGCTGCCGCATTAGAACCGCCGCCGCCAGATATGCTTACTGTAGGCGCGGAGGTATATCCGTCGCCATTATTAGACATAATGATCTGGGTTATCTGACCGCCTGATACAACAGCAGTAGCGGCAGCGTTGTTCCCACCACCACCGCTAAAACTAACAGTAATATTTGACGCATTGGTATATCCAGTGCCACCGTTAGTCACCAGCACAGATACCGTGCCGACCTTAAACGTTACAAGTCCTGCAATTGCAGTAGCATTTGTGCCGCCACCACCAGTAATTGTCACTGTAGGCGGGGATGTGTAACCAGTACCAGCCTCAGTAATGATGATGCTTGTCAAAACGTTAGCGGTAATAATCGCTTCGCCTTGAGCTTGTATGCCACCTGTCTGATTAGGCGCGGAAATATTAACTACAGGCGTAGTGGTGTAGCCAGTACCACCATTAGTAATACCTATCTGACCAACAGCGCCAATAGTTACAAGATTAGTTCCATCCCAAGAAAAAACACCCTTCTTAGGATCGCCAATAAGTACACGCTCGTCTTTCCACTGCGTAATATTTATGTTTGAAGACGAGAACGTGCTGGCATTTGCCACATTGCCAAGCGTGTCTGTATCAATTTCTACGTACTGCGCCGAACCATCTTGCTTAAACGCCAGCAAATAGTCTTTGTTATTGATATTGGCAGACAGAAATGACGTAACCGTGTTGGCAAAGACATGGTTAGACGTATTTGCAGCAGGAACAATCTTTAAGTTGGCGTAACCAATAGGCATAGCGTTCTCAAGCCATGAGAACTCGCCCTTTTCCAAAGCCGTGCGGTTGGCTTTCGTGTTTACTCCACGAAATTCCTTTACGACTTCGTATGATTTTTTCTGTTCTGCCGCTGCCATGATTAGAACGGAGTGCTATAAGCATCAGGCAAGCGCCGTGTCATCACGGAAGTCAACACAGCCTGAACTTGTTTGATGTATTCCTGCTTATATATCTCTGCTTCACCATAACTTTGCTCTTTGTACTTGGCTTTATATGCAGCGTAGAAGGCTACCGGGCTGGTGTAAGGATCAATAATTACATCAGGCGTAGTAGAAGTAGCCAGAGCAAGGTCTTGCGGGAGAATAATGGTGTCAATCTCAACGGTATATATCTGATCCGGTACTGGAGATAAATAAATTGTTGATTGACCGAAAATAGAAAAGGCTATTGGCCTACCAATGTAGTTTTGCCAGTAACGCAATTGTGCGTTGAACTGAGTCCAAGGCAAATACTGTAGAGGAACGCGGCTATTTCCCCAATACAAGTTCATGTTCACCACATCGAACGTGTTTGTTCCCTGCGGTAAAGCCACATAATTCATTTTCTCAACATCGCCTACGTATTGCAGCGTCGCCGTTCCGCTTGCGAATGGGGCTGACGGAGGATACATAACGTTTGCCGCTGGATAAGGCGGTGAAGAATCACCAGTAGTACCAGCCACAGTAACTTCATAAATGAAGATGTTGGAATAAAGATATTGCCCTTGCGTGACCGGCGTATTTGCAGTCCACGCTACAGGCTGAGTCGCCGTTGCTACAGGAGCAAGCGGGGTTTGGGTAATCTGGATAGTGCGGAGGCAACCAGTATCACGAACAACACGCTTCCTTGCGGAGTTAATGTAGTCCGTTAGCTCTGGATCAGAGTAGAAATTACCATTTGCATCATGCAGAAGCCTTCTGGTTTCCGTGATGTAACTGGATAAGGTTGCCATTTAATTTCCATACTCAAGCGGCTTTTTCGACCCTTCGCCCCACCCTGCCTTGCGGCAAAGGCGGGGGTACTAAGTCAATCGCCGGGGATAAGGAGCGATTCGGTGTCGGCTGTTCTTGGGCTATGTCAAACTTTTCAAGAATTTCCAATCCGGCAGGAATGTCATTCTTGGTTTTGGCAAAGCCAAGTCTAGCCAAAAACGGTTCTTTATCTTCCGACCCGTAACCGAATATGTGACGCGCAACTTCTACGGGAATCTCTACCGTTTCATTCACAGGGAATTTATACGGCTTAAAAGCGTATTCGTCGATCAGAGGCTTATCGCTCCGATTGGTCACATAAACAGTTGTCATAGGCTAATTACATCACCGTAAACAGAAACGTCGCACGTTGCGCCAGAAACAGCAGTGCCAACCTTCACATAAAGCGATCCGGCAGTGTAGGCAGTAGAAGCAGCATCAGTCGAAAGACCAACATCTTGCCACTTGTTTGTGCCAGTTACCGAGCTTAGTGTTACTGCATTGCTAACCGCATTTGTTGCATTCCCATCATTGCTGGTGAGAATAGTAACGTTTGCGGTAGCAATGCTGGCGCTAGGATTAGTAACGACAATTCTGCGAACGATGTATTCAGTTCCACCCACGATAGGAATTTGTGCAACTGCATTGCCAGTAGCGTTCAACGAAACGTTGACTGCCGTGCCAATACGGAAGCTGCCAAAGCCATCTGGGTATAACGATCCTACATGGTTAGCATTCATGTCGGCTCCTTATGCGTAGGTTTCGCCAACGGCTTGACCCGCGTTCACTTGGAACAGGGTAATCGTCGGAGTACCAGACAGAACGTTTGCACGAATGTTCACGCCATCAGACACGAAATAACCACCAGCATTGTTGGCAACAACAACAGCCCAAGAAGCGTTGCTGATATTGCCAGTAGTATTGGTGTTGAGTTCGATAGTGACGTTAGCAGTCGGAGCGATGTAGTAATCGCCAGCAGGAACGGTCACAGTTGCATTACCCGCAGCATAAGCTTGGAAGAATGCACCAGCGGCGTTAGTTGCTGCGCCAGCTACTAGGATTTTGTTAGACATGACTATTTCTCCTTAAAGTGTCAGCGAGTTATAGCCCGTCACCTTTGTCATCGACTTAGGCTTGGTGTTGACCAGTTCTGCAATCATCAGAACAGCGCCCACGTAGCCAATCTGCCAGTTCGGGAGAGTCGATTCAAAGCCCGTGAACACAAACGAACCCTGCTCATGGATGTAGAGCGACAGGTAGTTGCTGTTCAGGAAGTACACAGTACCTTCCGGGCAGTAGGGGTCAGGATAAATGGGAACGCCAGCAACCATCAGCGCACGGAAACCAGACTGAGGGCCATTTGCATCGCCATCAAAACCGGAACCCGGAGTGACAACGTATTGCTCTTGACCAACATAGTCTTGCGCCAGCAGCGTCCAAGTACCAAAGCCGCAAACACCAAACGACGGAACTTCAGCGCCGTTCTTCACAGTACCGGAAATGTACTGAAGGATGTTTTGACGGGTCGGGTTGACCGAACCAGCAGCATAGGCTTTCGACTTCCACCAAGTGTAGGTCGAACGGTCAATGTTGCCGTAAGTGCCGGAATCCGACACGGCAGCGGGCAGACCGATGAACTGCTGATTGTTCGAGGTGTTGGTATACAGGGCGGTTGCCATTGCATCCATCATCACGTTAGTCGCGTCATTCATACGCGCTTCGATCAGAGGGATAACAGCAGCATCTTGCTGTACTGCACCTTCCATGCCGAGGAACGGCACAGGAGCAATCATCAGTTTCAGGTTGAATTCAGCGTTGTAAGCACCCTGCTGAACAGACGGTTGAGCGAACGAGCCGCTATAGTCTGACCACTGAGCGTTTACAAACTGAGAACCCTGAACGGGAACGGTTACGGACGAGACACCACCAGAAGCAGACTGACTGTTAGCAATCAGCGCCGCCATCAGCGGTGTTGAGTTATAAAGCTGTACAACAAGTTTTGGGATAAAGGCTCTGCGGGTTACGTACGTAAGTTCCGTGAACTGCGTACTCCCGCTAGCCGGTAGAATCCCTCCGCCGATAGGCATAATGAACTCCTTAATTAAAAACCCGGCTCATATCAGAGCCGTATAACAATCCGTCAACTAACCCTTTAGAAGCATCAATAACAATAAAGCCATTGTCTTCTAAAAGCTTTTTGGCGGCCTCAATTCTATCCCCCATTTATTGATTACAACCCAATAGGTTTAGGGTTGCGTCGCAATTCGTGTAATGCTTTAGCCGCCTCGTTACGCGCACCTTGTACGGGATTCTTCCAATATTCAGACAGATTGAACTG